TCCAGCAATAGCATCTGAATCTGCTGCAGAATCTGCTTCAAACTTATAACCAGTAAAATCAACCGCGGTAATTGTTCTTCTACCATTAATGCTGGATGCATTCATACCGCCAGTAGCTGTTGCACCACTTATTTCAATCGCATTACCTATCTGTAATCCATGACCAATATGTCTTGTAGTTACTGTAGCATCGGCCGCAGTAACGGTAAATGGATTATTTTTTAATTTAGCTTTTGGTAGTGACGCATTTTTTAACATCATTGTTGCGGATGTATGTTTAAACTTTGCTTGATGAATTACAAAAGATAAGTCTTGATTCTGAGCAGCGGTCCAAGTAACACCATTTTGAGAATAAAATAAGCTTCCAAGATCAGGCTGTTTTTGTACTCTTTTTTCAGTTGAGCCGAATAAAAAGTCATTTATCTCTGCTATGTAAATCTGATAATCTTTTGAGTCTGCAATAACAACTAGTGCGTAATCTTCTTGTCCTTGAAGAAATACTGGTTCATCAAATTCAAACGAGGTGGCTGTAAGATCCGGCCCGCTAGTGTCTACATTGACACTACTTGCAGGTAAAACTTTTATAGTCCCTGGTATAATCTTAGTTGATGAAGGAAATCCGTTAACCATAGGTCTTATTTGTACTTGCACCGGTAAAGCTGTATCTTTTGTCGAAAAGAAGAGATCTACTTTTGTACAGTATATTCCGCTAAGAGAATTTATATAAAATGATTGCGCTATTGGCTGTTTATTAAGTTGATAGCCTTTTGATGTTAATGCCATTATCTACCTCTCTTATTAGAATTTTTCACAATATTACCCGCTAAGTATACAATCGGATGTATTATCTTACAGAATACATTACCTATTATAATGTCTTTTGTTTTACCTTTTGTTAAAACGTGTTTCAAGTGTTTTGTTCTTTCCATTGCGAGATAGGCACCTAATTTTGTTACTGAATTACTTCTTTTCATACCTTCAACAAAAGGCTTAAATAACCAATGATAACCTATTTCATGAACAGGTGTTAAATACTTTTTCTGATATATGTACCAAACTTTCATGGCTTTAGTCCAGTCTTCTAACTGTGTTTGTCTATACATCTCAGTACATACTATTTTAGAATCACCAGGGTTATCTGCACCAGCCATGTGTCCATCAATACCGGATTTTGCATCAGGAGTTCTTCCAACGTTGGCTGTAGTTTCATGGCCATTAATACCATTGACACTATTACTGAAACTACCATTACCAAGACTTGTGCTGCTGCTTATTGTTGTGCCAGGGCCATGATTGTGCTCACCATCGCTACTTGTTTGATACTTAGCATTATCTCTTAACCTTACACCTTGTACATTTAACACTCTCGTTGACTTATATTGGCTTTCTACAGTGTCTAAATAACCAGTGGCAGTATATGAAGCTTTTGCAATGACTGCTGCATCTATTTCTTTGTTTGCACTTATATCAAGTATTTTAAACTCTCTTGTTCCAACTCTAAATTTTAGCGTATCATTATTTGGAATTATAAAAGAACCAGCTATTGATCCGTTTGCATCGGTAGTTAAGTTTGACGAGGTGTCTGGATGAGTAGTGACACCTTTTAATGTATTACCAAAATCTGAGTCTCCATCACCATAGAATTGAAATGTTTCGCTTTTTGTAAAAGTTGATATATCTGTACCGTCAAAGAAAGGAAATACACGAGTATTTGGTCTTAATCCTTCAGATTTAAAAAATACTTTTCTGGATCGCATGAAAGGTAAGAGAGCTGTTTGAATTACTCTATCTTCAACAAATTCTATCACTGTTTCTTCGCTAACAACTTTATTTACTGTTCCAGAAATATTTTGTGTTTGATTTCCAACAACTAACTGTTCTGTTGGTATTCCGCCCCAGTTCCAAGACCAATTGTTCCAGTTGTAAGCTTGAGTTGTACTTAGTCTCGATCCACCTGTTATAGTTCTATCGGCCACTTTGGCAACGTCTCTCCATTCGTCTGAAGAAGGAGATAATGTAGTAACACCCTCATATATGACAACGTTAAAAGGATTAATACGAATAGCTTTACTTGCAAGATTTTGATTAATATAAGGTGCTTCATCGAATGCAATATAAACGTTATCGCCCTTACGAATAGTATTAGTTGAAGTTGCTGAATCATATATTAATCTAATGTTGTCTTCAGTAAAAGTAGGTCTTATTAAATTATGGACAGGATCTAGTGCTGCTCTGTACTCAGCAACATTACCAGTTAAATCAGAAAAGGTATGATCAGTAAAATTATCTACTACAAATCCAGATTTTGTTCTGTCGTTACCAGATGAATCTAATACTTGAAAATGTTTAGTATCAACTTCTAAAGCACTTAAAGTTGCGAATTCTTCTAGTTTATCGAGTCTTTTTTCTAAAAATCCAATATCTTTCATAGTAAAACGTTTGTGTTCTATTTTATTCATGAATATATCAGAATCATTAAGAGTATTTGCACGTAATTCAATATCATATAAACCAAGAGTATTATCAGGTTTATCTGGCATAGCCGGTGTGAAGCCTGAAGCACCAAATATAATCCTTATTACTCCTTCTCTATCAATAACAAGTTTTGCAGCTTTACCTTGAAAATAAGTAACATCTGCAGTAACTAAAGATGTAGGCTGTGGTAGCTCAATAGCTCTTGCACCTTTACCTGAATTACTAAACTCTCCTGCAGAATCCATAACAGATCTGAAGTCTAAGTAATTAAATAAATTAATTCTAGATCCATCTGAAAACGTGTATTTAGGTATTTGATCATAATCAACTTGTCCTGTGTATGAATTTACAGCAAAGAAATCACCTGAAACACCGTGATCAAAGTGTCTGTAATTTATGAATATGCTGCCTGAAGGCGCTGATTGTCCAGATTTAAGTAGCAGTCTTCCAAGTGCATAGTGATTATCTCTTTGTCCATTATCAAGATCAAACCTATTAGCATAGCTAATGTTACTATCGCCACCTTTTAATATATCTTGAACATCAAAGATATCTGCTATATTAAGTGGTAAAAATTTCTGGCCATTACCGTCTGAGTCAATGCTGACAGTAATTGCTTTTTGTGTTAAAGTTTTGGTTTTAATTGTAGCTGAGCTCTTATTAACGTAACCTAATATTTCAACGGCCTGACTTGCTGGTAACCCAGTCAAAGTTGCCGATGTACTACCAGTTCCTGATATTGATGCATTTAAATATACATCACTATCTGTTCCTACAATCCAATCATCGGTGTTAGTAAATGTTTCTCCTGTAGCAGAAAGAGATATTGATGCTTGACCAGAACCATTTGATGTTGCAGTAAAACGTCTTTGTGCTGCAAAAGAAATATCAGTTAAAGCTTGAGGTCTTGGACGTGGTAGTGGAAATAATGATGTGTTAACACTAGTTTCTTTCAACACCGCTTTTGAGTTTTCTAAAGTAGGTCTAAAATAGCTTGAGGTGCTTGTTCCTATACTTTTTACACTTCTAAAAGCTGAACCACTATTCATTTGTACATCAAATAAATGATACCTCAGTTTAGTACCGTCTTCGTTTATAGCTTTAACCCTTGCAGTACCAATGGTATTGCCAGTGTAATCTAAATTGTCTTTTAAATCTAACTTTTCAAATACGTTAATGTTTGGTATACCAAAAGAAGCAGAGTCACCGAACGTTCCATTATCTACAAAAACATAGTTACCAAAGTCTGTGCCAACTACATCATTATTAATGGCAATTGTATCAGTAGCTTTTTCTATTCTTAAAGTTGTCGGAAACGGTCTTGCTGCTCTAAAACCTTCCACGACTGCTATTCCAGGGCTTACTTCAAGATTTAAGTGAGTGGATGCAGAATCTAAATTAAACTTTGCAATAAAAGGTTTTACGAAATAGTCTCCAGAATTTTCATGTATTCTTCTTGCCACAACTTGGTTTGGAATATTATATGCGTTTCTTTCATCAACTGCGCTATATATTACGCCTTCTTTAATTGTAGCGATATGAATAAAGTTTTCATCTGAATCAACATCACTTTCTTCTACTATGGTTAATTGTATTTTATATCTATCGGCGCCAGGCGCTGTAAGGTTAGGCACAGCCCCTTGATTATCAAATAATGTTTGATCATCTATAGAAGCTACGACGGATTCTACAGCCTTAAACCCGATGTTTGTGTCAACATCATCAGAGTACTTTGATATTATTTTTGACTGATCTTCTGTAAATACAAAGTGACCTCTTGCGTAGTAAATTCCAGACAACAACGTTATAAGAACACCGACACCTGTAGCAGGATTTGTTGCAGTATTTGTTGTTTGAACTGTTAACGTTACTGATCCGTTGTTTACATCCTCACCGGCTGACATACGTATAGTAGAAATTCCTGATGATCCAGAACTTGTATTGGTGTATTGAACATAAAGAGTATCAGGATCTGATCCAGTTGCAGCAACAACTTGTAAGACTTTAACTATGACGCCTGAAGTTTGACCAGTGAATGACGTACCTACAAGCGTAGATGTATCAGCTGGAAGTGTATTAACTGTAGTATTTAATTTTATAAACTCATACTTTTGATTTATAGTCGCGCCGCCGGGTTTAACCACAGCACCTTCTTTAAATATATTATCGCCAAATCTTTGTATTTGATTTTGTAATATTGTTTGAAGCTGCGTTAACTCACGAGCTTGAAGAGCTTTTCCAGAGTTGAAAAGTATCTTGTGAAATCCAGCACTGTCAGCAAAATCATCTTTATAAGTACTTGGAAAGGTGGTTTCAGTTAAATTAGTTGCCATAGTTTATTCCTTATAGTGATATTACAACTTTAATATCTTCTTGTTGATTTGCTGCTCTTGTAACTGGTGCTCTATTTTCTATATATAAAATACTTCCAGAAAGTTTATCTACATCATCTCTAGTGAAAGCATCACTGTCAGCATCTACACCTGCAGCTACGAGTGCACCTGATGTACCACCACCAGTTATCGTTTCACCTTCAGCAAATGCTTTAAATCCAGTAGTTTCAGTCTGATGAAAATATAACCTATCACTATCAACCTCATCAACTAAAGCTTGAGCTCCAGACGTTCCGCCTGTTATTGTTACATCTAAGAAATTTGCGTTTGCCGCTGCAGTGAGTTTTAAGAATCTTAAAGCTTTACCACTTGATGTAGTAAAAGCCGGCCCATCAGCTGCACTATCTGAAGTGTGTGTTGGATCTCTTATCAATGCTACTTGTCTGAAATCTTGACCTACTATAAAATTACTGTCTTCTATTCCGTTTGGTTTTGCGTTAAACATTAATGAAGTTGATTTTAAATCATCTCTTGCATCATTGCCTAAACCTTCCTCAGGTCCTAGTATAGCTCTTGCTTCTGCACCGCTTCCACCGCCTGAGATTGCTATACTCGCAAAATTATAACCTTGACCCATAGCTATTGCGCTGTCTGTACTTGAATCAAGTTCAATTTTTGTAACAGCTCCACCTGAAACTGTAGCGGTTGCTGCAGCTCTAATACCATCACCATTAATAGTTACTGTTGGTGGACTAGATGGATCATAACCAGATCCGCCTGCAGTGACGTTAATACCTACGATTTGTCCAGGAACAGCAGAGTCTTGAACTAGAGCTTGTGTAATTTCTAGTGCTGTTAACGTTGTAGTTCCAGTTAAGTCATTAACTCTTGCAGAGTCTAGAATTTTTTCAACCGGTATAAAGTTTGCTGATAAAAAGGCACTTGCTCTTGCAGCCGACAAAGAATATAAAAACTTCCAAACATATCCATCTGAAGTTTTAAAAGGTTTTGTAGTAGTTCCGGTTGGTTTTATTGTAGAAGTTGTTGCAGTTCCTGCATCGTTTTTAGCTTGTTGTAGAACAATGTAAACCTGATTATCTTCTGTCAAAACTGCATAAGGATTTGTATCTGGTATGCTAGTAAGATCATCGTCATATGCTTGATATATAGATCCAGATGACCAGTTATATCTTGGTATAACATATGATACGTCACTTGCAGATTTTATTGATTGTAACCCCGCTCTTACGTTTCTAATAGTTCTTGGAGCGTCTGTTGGAGTTGGCACAGTTTCTGTACTATCCCAAGATTCTGACCTTCCGATTCCTATATAATACCTGTTAGTATTGTTCGTAACTTCATTAAAAACAGTTTGAGTGATTTGTTTTTTAAACGGGTCTGTAATTATTGCTGACATATTCTATTCCTTATGATACCGTTACTTCGCCTTGGTTTCCTACTAAGAACCAGTTTGATCCGTCCCATATACAAGTACAACCATCGTTCTGTGCTAGAACAAATTTAGTACCTTGAGCAAAACTTACAGGTGTAACATGCATTGCACCTGCACCTTTATTTGTAAAAATTTTATATTCACCTACAGTTGTTCCATTAGCTAATGATACATCTAGTTGAGAACCTTTGTTGCCTATTATTAATGTTGCTGCTGTACTTGCTGCGCCATTTGCAGTTATTGTAGAAGAACTAAAAGCTGCTTTATTTAATTCAACTGAACCTGTTCCTTTTGGTGTCATTATTATGTTTAAATTAGTTCCACCTCCTGTTGCAGAAAGTGTTGGTCCAGTAGTTGATGCACCGTTTGCGATTGTTAATTCATTAACCGCACTACCTGTTGTTGTAAATTTAATAAATTCGTTTGCATTAGCATCATTTAAAGAAGTACCTATGACCGGTGTATTTATTATTGGTGATGTTAGTGTCTTGTTAGTTAACGTTTGTGATGCTGCTATAGTTGCAATTGTTCCGGCACCACTTGGTATAGTGACTGTTCCACCATTTGTAATTGACGCTATTGTTGGAGTTGTTAATGTCTTATTAGTTAATGTTTGAGTTGCAGTATCTAATACTACGTTACCTCCAGCATCCGGTAAAGCAATAGTTCTATCTGCTGTGGCATTGGTTGCAATCAACTTAGTTTCGTGACTGTCTGCGGATGTTCCTTCAAATAAAACTACACCTGTGCTTGAAGAATCAATTAATTTTACAAGTGTACTTAGTGTTGAACTATCACCTCCAAGTTGTGTGTACAACTCTTTAAAGTTTGCATTTATTTTAGTACCAGCACCACGTAAGGTATCTCCTGTACCGTCGTTTGCTGATGAACCTACATTTATATTTTGTCTTGTCATTTTAAATCCTAATAAGTCTATTTATACTAGAAAGATGAGTCACTTACTCTTCTAGCAAATATTTCGTTATCCATTGTTTCTAATACTATTGAGAAGTCTGGTGTTGCATTTTCATCACTATCTCTAATTGAGCTATCATCAAATGTAAATGAGTTTGGAGTTACCACTTGTCTTAAAGTGTGATAAGTTGTATTAAGTTGTGATAGAGTGATGTCTTGATACTCACTTACTAACTCATTTAAATTAGATCTAACATTACCACCACCCGAATCTATCAACACAGTTGATTGTACAAACGGTAATGAGAACACTGCAGCCGCTTGAGAAACGATTGTCGGTCCAGGTGATGAGTCTTCGATCGATAATGGAGCAGTAAGATTGAGAGAACCTACTGTATCTGAAACTACCTCGCCTGCAAAAAAGAATCCTGCTGGATGAACAAACTTTTTATACAACTCTGTCCATTTAGATGTGTCAATTCCAGTTTTAACTAATAATCCAAATGTTTGAAAAATCTCGTTGTTTTGCAAAAATTTTAATGAGTCAACACCTATTTGACTTGCAGAATCTCCAACATTAAATATTGACTCTTTACCATATTCAACCTCAGCAACTTGCTGAAAAAATAATCTAAAAAATTCTTGGAATCCAAGTTTAGTACCTTTATTTCTTGCTAACTCAGCTAGTCTTGTTATTGCGTATCTTGTATCTGTAAAGTTTTCACCTGTTTCTAATCCACCAGCAAGTTCACTTACAAGATTATTTAGTAAGTCACTAGGCGCTTCTCTTGCATCTTTCTTAGAAAATAATTGCCTTACATCATCACCAAAGGCATGTGTCCCATTATCTGAATCTAAAAAGTCATAGTATTTTTCTAAAAAAGTTACGAGAGTTGGAAACTCACTTGTATAATATTCTGGTAAAGCTTCACGCACCTTTCTTACTTGAAAGTTTTTAAGCCTTCTTTTACTATGATAATTAATAGACATTAAATGCTAACCTGTGTATTTTGAAAATCAAGTAAAGCTCTAGATGTTGAAGTCGATGTATCAATACCAAGAACATAGTTACGTAATGGTCTTATAGTATTTTGATTTGCTGGAGTAACCGTCAAAGATATAAAACTTCCATCTATTGCCGATGGTTTAAATCCAACTAAGCTTACTGTTCCTGTTTCTTGATTGTACGTTCCTACGTTATCGTTTTCAATAGTTCCATCAACTGATACGATTTGTATCTTTGTACTGTTTAATTTATTTTGTAGAAAACACTGTTGGCTGTTAAAAGTAAATCCTGATGAAGTCAACACTGGTAAGTCTGCAGCCGGTACAGAAAGTTTTACTGGAAATATAATATCGTAATTAAGAGAAATATTATTAGTAGGTACAAAGGTTTGTACCATCTTAACGTCTATCTTAGAGTTTAATATTGCAGGATCTAATGCATCTATGATTGTGAGTAAGTTTGATCTTCTAAAAACTTTATTAAACCTCTCTAAGTTAGTGCTGAAAAAAGTATTAATTCTTGCTTGAACTAAATTTTGTACTGACTGCGCAGTAGAGCTTGTTAAGTCAGGATCTAAATTAAAAGTAGTTGTGAGCTGTAAGTTTGATGTCACAGGATCAACAAACTCTGTTGTAATTGACATTACTGACATGTTATCTGTTAAGTCAGTTTTTATTTGGTTTTTAACAGTTTGTTCC